AGGATCATACTTAGAATCAACGGGTATAGTTCTTTCTACTCCACGAGATGAAGACTCTCTAAGTGTATATTTTTTACTTAGGGCTTCTTCCCTTCTTGAACCTATTGGTGTATAGCCAGTTCTTGCTGTTTGATTTATACCTTTTATTCTGCCAATTTTTTCTGGTGCCACAGAAGCAAATTCAGAATTAAGTGATTCATTTGCAACTTGGCTTTCCAAAAATTTATTATTTTTTAGATTAGAAGTTTCTTTCAACTTTGATCTTACTTCTCCAGTATCTAATTTTTTATCTGTTATACCACCAGAATTTTTAGTTTGATTAATGCCATCTAATATTCCACCATCTCTGTCAATTCTAATTTCTCTTACGCCTCTATCTTCATTGAATAGAAATGCATTGACAATGGTTGAAGTTGGTTTAAATTTTTTACCTTGTGCTACAGGATCTTCTTTACTATGTGCAGTAGTATCTACAGATCCACTGTGTGACGCTCCTAGGGCAGCGGTACCAGCTTTCAGTGCACCTTTTGCTGTACCATTTAAACTGCCGTGAAATACTTTTGCTTTCATAGTTTTCTTTGCTTCGACTTCACTTGCATGCAAAGTTCTATCTACATAACTATTTTGTGAAAACATTGTTACATTGTCGCCACCAATAGTTCCATCATCTCCGAATACTGAAATATCTGAAGCGGCAATATTTACATTTGGTGAAGACATACTGATTTCAGATTCAGAAGTTATATATGTATTACCACTATGTGAATATTCTGCAGTACCATCTACTTCATTATTAAATGTGCCTTTTGTGTAAGTACCAAATCCACTTAAGTATGTATTAGCAACTTTTTGTAGTACAGTAGATGTTTTCGTTTTCTGTATTACTTCATTAAACAGTCCGACAATATTTTTACGATAATTGCCTATAACATTTAATATATTATTCCCACCAACTTTTACATTATAATCACCCTTCACATCTAAATTATAATCACCTTGAACAGTAAGATTTAAATTGCCGTAATATGTAACACAACCATTACCTTCTACAGCCATAGTATGATTTTCAGATACTAAATCAACTCTATTACCTAAACTATTGACAATAATAGTACCATCGGGTTTTATTTCAACACCTGCACCATCTTTATGTTTAATAAGTATTCTTTCTCCGCCAGGAGTATCATTAATTTCAATTATATGACCAGATGTTGACTCGTTCACTTGATTTAAGGGATATATCGCTTTTGGTTGTTTTACTAAAGTTGTCTCACAGCCTATGGAACCATTTTTAATTTTTAAATTATGAACTTTTGTTCCACGTGATCCCTTATTAACTGATGGTTCGCCAACATATTCATCTTTAGGATATTTTCCGTCTGGGTCAACAAATCCGTCTGTAGGCACACCTTCATTATTAACCTGAGCTTTCCCGTCGGTTGCAATTCTTTCTTCTATATTATCATTTTCGGTAACCATGATTTATCCTCTACGAAGGTTTTGCATTAGTGTTACTTGCGCCTACAAGTTCGGAAGGAGACAAAGGTGGAAGAGTCCCCGATGCGGATTTATTTTTCTTCTTAAATTTATTTTGCACATATTCTTGCATATCAATTCCAGGATCAACCTTTGACTCTGGATCAGTATCGTTATGACCCCAAACTTGACCACCAGGCCATACAACATAAAAAGCTTTAAGAAATTGATCTAAAGTATTCCATTGTTCTGATGTGATAGACTCGGCACTAATAAATTTATTATAGCGTGGATTACCACTATTACAATTATATCCACCTACCATTGAAACACCTATACTATACTTATTATGACCATTAGCTTTTGCGTGTGCCCCGATCCGGTTCAACGGTCTTCCTCTTTGAAGTGACCCATCTCTTTTAATAATATAATGATATGAGCATCCTGAAAATCCTCTATTTATTGCTATGTTATGCAATTCTTCCGAACCAACATGACCTTGGTCCATATAATGTGCGGTCCAGTGTACAACAGTTTCGGTAATTTCTCTATTGGTTCCTCTAAAATCAGCAATAAGTTCCTCTAAGCTATCAACAAACTTAAAATCATAAGAACTTGGAACACCTTTATCTACTGTAGAAGAAATTGGAAAATTCTGTTCGTTTGAATTTAATCTTTCTACTTTAGTAGTTGCTGGTTTTAATTGAGTAAATTCAGAACCTCTACTAGCTACAACATTAGATATTGAAGGATTTATGCTATAAACACTCTTAAGAATATTATCTATATTAGAAGGCTGATTAGGTAAACTTTCTAATCCTCTTTGTATAATATTAACAGCATTTTCTTTTCTACCTAAAACTATTTCTTGCATAGCTTGATTTAAAACGGAGTCTTTTAATAAACCATCAGTACTCGACACAAGCTCATTTCTTAAAACATCGGTTCCCAATAAGAGTAAATTGGTTAATATACCGCCTTCGAAATTATTAGTAGAGCTAAGTCTGGATATAGTTGCGGAAGCAAGAGAATTTGCAAATGAACTTTCTCTTGTTGTATCTTTAATATTTGAAATAACCGTATCTGCAGCTGCGGTTGTAAGTTGACCTATTAATGAATCATTTGGATCAACACCACTAATATTACCTATTGTACTAAAAATAGAAAATGGCGATGATGCAATTACGTGAGATTTTAAATTTCCTAATACTGGAGCTTTACCAGTTATAGCTTGCAGGGCTCTACTATTTGTTGGTGTGCTAGTAAATGCCGAGAAAAAACCTTCAATAGGATTTTTTAATCTTACTGGGCCAATATCCGGTATTGATGTAAGATCAGATATATCACTTAATGAAGTTAAAGACTCAATATTAGCAACTGTAGTATTTGCATTTTTGGCTACTACACTACTTAATGTAGATTGATTAGAAACACCTAAGTTGGAAATAGTTTCAGAAACTTCAGAAATGTTTGTCTGTTCTTTTACTCCACCTAAAATGGAACTAAAACCGTCTGGGCTAATTGAATTTTTTAATAAAGACATAAAATAAACTCCATCAAGAACTACTGTATAAATCGTATGCTATTTGAGCAAAGTTATATCTTTTGCCAAATGTTCCAGGTCTAGGTCTTTCAAACTTTGTTTCAAATACTCTTGTTGCATCAGAAACTGTTGTTGCATTTTGTAATGCGCCGTAACCTAACCAAGACTGTGATTCTAATTCGTGCATCATGAAAGGTAGCTGTGCTTCAAGAGTTGTATGATCTAAACCATTACTATTAGAAAATTCTATAAGATCCTCATATCTCGAACCTCTCCATTGTGCAAGCCCGAAAGCTGGTTTGCCAACATCGTTCGGATTAAGTGCATTAGGATCTAAATTTGATTCCGCTGTTAAATTGCCTATAACACCAGCAGCTTGTTCGTCGGTCAATCCTTGTTTCTTTAAATAGTTAAATATTTTCTCACCATTTGATCCACCTGGTAAATCTTGAGAATCAATCTTACGGCCATCGTTGCCCTCACCATCTTGAACATCACTAGGTTCTTCTCCGTCTAAAGGAGTTTCTTCTTTATTATTACCCGTGGCATTTTTCTTTCTTTCAAAGTGGTGTACAGATCCCATAACCATTGGTAGCTGAGAACTAGAACCATCTATAAAAAAACCAATTACTTGAGAACCCTGTTGAAGCTGAGGCATTTTCCCTATTCCTGATATACCTCCTTCAGTTGATGGAACTATAACTTGAGCCCAAGGTAAATCATTTGTCGAAGTTTGTGCAACACTAGGAGAATGAATACCTCTTATTCGTACTTTTACTCTACCAAGTTTAAGGGGATCTTTATTATTGACAACTATACCTATAAACCATCTAAAATAGTCGCCATAATAATCACCCTGTAAAGTTTTTAAATTATTATTTCTCACGTAAACCCTCCAGCTGATCTAGGTTTATATCCTAATTTAGCACAAGAGATTACAGCATTATAAATGTTTTCTTGAAATACATGTCTTGTAGCATATATCATATATGCTCCACTTTTTTTCTTATCCAAATTATTATCTGGGCTAGAATTTGAAGTATCTGCTATATTAGAATTAAATGATATATTAATTAAATTGCCTACAGATTTATTTATGCCTCTATGTAAGAAGTTTTTACCTGGTACTGATATATCTATTGAAGATTTATGTAAGAAATGTCTAAGAGATTTTGACTTTGCTTTGAACATGTGTGATGACGTTCCAGAGGCTTCATAATAATTAAAAGAACCGTCCTCAAAAGTTTTTGATGGAGCCATCTGACTAATTTCACTTGTATCATAATTATGCATAGCACCTCCAGGAAATGCTGTTATTCCATCATAAATTGGAAGATTTTGTCTAGGTGGATATGGAATACCACTAAATACTTCTTGAGCATTAATTCTTGAAGTATAAGATTTATTTTTTATTGTGTCAATAAAATTATAAGTTGATCCAGTAAAACCTTTTCTTGCCATCATTAATTGATCTTCAATATTTGTATATTTAAAATTTCTTATTGCATAGAACTGTCTAGGATCTTGAGTCTCAAACCCAGAACCGATTGCTTGTGAAAAAGTATAGTCGTATGTGCTTTGATTAAGTGGTGTTAAATTTAATATTTTTTCTAAATCTAAAAATCTTAATTGATCATCACATATTGTAGAGAATAAAAAATATGGAAGACCAGTTGCCGAAGATGCTCGGTCTTTTATCCAATTAGCTGCTTGAATTGGTTCCATATTTGGAATTAATACTTTCATATTACCATCAGTGTGTTCACTTCCGCCAATCTGTGCAACTGATCTTCCTAAGTATTCGCTTAATATATTATTAATAATAGAGCTTGGTACACCACTATAGGGTTTTTGAACACGCAGCAGCCTTGAGTAATATCCTATATCCTCTATTAAACTAATACCAACTAATTCAGTACTATCGTTTGATTTTACGCTTTGTACTATTTCACTTATAATAAATTTTTTCATGATAGTAAATTCAGAATCGTCTAGCGTACTTGATATTTCTATAGTAACTAATTCAGTTCCGCTAATTTCTGCTGTTTCTAAAATTCTATTTGTATCAGCAAATACAACTTGTCCAGTTAAATATGGCTTATCAACATGCTCATATATGTTAACTTCATTAATAACAGAAGTTATATTAAATTCTGTATTTAAAGACTGCTTTTCAATTATAATTTTTCTAATAAGAAATTCAGCATTAATCTCTTGATTTGATTGTTCGACCATCAGATATTCTCTCGAAGAGCACTCTTATATGCAGCAAAGACACTAGAAACTGTTTCTGGTTTAAATATTTTTATAGTAAAATTTTCACTATTTTGTTCTTGATAATATTCAAGATTAGTCACTTCAACTAAAGACGCACCAGGACCTACTGTGGGATCTATATCAACGATATCATTACCAGATTTATAATATCTTGCTGCGTTATATTCCGCACTAGTTGAGTGTAGTGTAACAGTTTTATTAGGATCTCCAACTAATTGTATAGTTTCGCCTGGGGTAAAAGTTGGAGTTGATTGAACTGTGATAGTTCCTAGATTTGAATTAGTTGATATCACCCTACCAACTGCAGTAGATTCTTGCCCAGTAATAGAATCTCCTACTTTAAATTTATCATAAAAATAATCACGAGTTGTAAGAGTGGTGTTGTTATATTTGTTTTTAACATATTGTTCTAAACTTTTACTTGATAGTGGCCAACCTTTTGTCTTTAAATTATCATTAAGTAAAAAGAATGTCCAATAATAATCTGTAGTACCGTATAGCATTTGAGAAACTTGATCTGGTCTTTCTCCATCATATAGATTATAAAAAGTGTACATTGATGAGTTATCTTTAAATCTATCAATTATATCAACATATACGGAAAGATTTTGAGCAAGATTAAATTCTTTCTCATTACCATATTTGTATACAACTTCTGGAAATCCTGCAAAAAATGTCATATTTAAGTTACTCCATCATTAGCTTGTGCTATAAAACTATTTCGTTCATAATGTTGATCTATGGCTTCATTAGCACTTTTACTAGTTTTATGAGAATTACCAACTAAAGCATCCGATTTATTTAAAGTAAATTCTTCAGCAAATGATACTTGTATTGAAACTTCATTAAATTCTCCATCTTTATAAAAACCACCAGTGGAGTTATATGATGCAGTAAAAGCTTTAAGGTACATATGCTTAAAACTTAAATTAGGATTATCTTTAGATAAATCTTTTCCATCGTACATTAGTTTAATTTCAAATAAATTAGGAAACTTATAACCAGCATCTATACTATTACCACCAGTACCCTCTAGTTTAATAACTTCTGGATAGAGATTTGATCTAAAAAATGTAACA